TTAAATCACCCTTCCATACCACACAACCTTTCCTACAACATCAAAATCGCTAGGTATGTTATCCAGATCGATTATGAACGGCTCAAACGCTGGGTTAGTGCTGCTTATGCGCAACTGAGAGCCAGGCAAGCGCTGGACGCGTTTCACCAGTAACTGGCTATCCAGGCGAATAACATAAATACCTTCTCTTGGGTCTCTATCATCATGGTTAACGAGAATAATATCTTTGTCGTTCAGGACACCCATCATGGAATCACCGACTACGCTAATGACAGAAAGCTTTCGTGGATCAGCTTTCAGGTGGTTTATGACCCAATAGCGGCGAAAACTTACTGTAAACATTGGACTTTCATCATCGTTCCATGCTCCATAACCAGCTGAGGCCGACACGTTATAGCGGGGAACAAAAACAAATTCTTCCAGATCTACGTGATTCCCTTGCACATCAACAGCTGTTGAGCTGCTTATTGAGGCTGGAAGCTGTAAGGACTCGGTCTTTTCATCGCCAGTAATCAGCCATTCAACAGATACCTTTAAGCATTCAGATAGCTTCAAGATATGTGTTGCGCTTGGTTCTCTATCCTCGTTTTCCCATGCTTGTAAGGTTGATAACGCTACTCCTAGCTGCTCGGCCACGAACTGCCTAGACAGTTTCAAACCTTCTCTCTGAGCTCTTATACGCTTACCAATTTCACTCTTCAGGTTGTTTTCAGGTTCATCTGACATATCACGCAAATTCCTATGGTTTGTTTTCGAGTTTTTCATGTTGCTTTTAAGTACTTGTTTTTAATGCATTGAAGTCGTCTTATAGGCTTCATCGATTCAAAATCAACCTGAAAACAGAAAAATAAGATTGTTTTCGGGTTGATATAACTCATTTTTGATCATATTGTACTTATGAGTTGAATCACGGAGATTAACCAATGAGTACATTAGAGAGCGCAAAAAAAAGCCAGAAAGAATCTGACTGGCATAGGGCCGATATCGTTGCAGCTCTTCATAAGCAAGGATGGTCGTTGCGTCGTCTGTCCCTGCATCATGGTTACAAAAGCGCTGGGGCCTTGAAGAACGCTCTAGATCGCCCATGGCCAAAAGGCCAAAAAATCATCGCTGATGCTATCGGGATCTCTCCCGATGAGATATGGCCCACTCGTTATCATAAAGCATTTTCAGGTGAATGGAATTAAGCATATGAACCAGATTAACCTGAAAACGCATTATACCGCTCAGGAATTAGCTGATTTTCGGCTTCCTGGATTACCTGAAACCAGACCTGGGATCGTTGCTAGGGCCAAAAACCATGGTTGGGATTCGCGTGCAAGAGCGGGTCGTGGAGGTGGTAACGAGTATTCAATTGACAGCTTGCCTGACGAGGCCCAGCGCGCTCTTAGGGAAAAAATATATCAATCGGTATTAGCGACTAAAACGACGGTAACAGTCGATCGTTCAAGTGAAGTCAAGGGCCTGAAACCACGCAGGGAACTTACGCTTATTCGTCAATGCCCTGCGTTGCTTGAGCGTGAAGTGAACTCACTGACAGTAAAGCAAAAGCAAATCGCAGATGCCCGCGCGGTGTTGGCCATGGAAGTAGAAAAGCTTAGGGATGCTGGAATGTCACGCACAGCGGCAGTTAATTTCGTCTCCATGGGATCACGAAAAGGCTCGCTCCCCGAGCACCTGATGAAAGCGGCAGAGCTTGCTAATGCGCGTAAAGGCAACAGCCGCGCCGGAGTCGGTACCCGTAGTCTGCAGGAGTGGGTGAGCGTCTTTGAGTCAACAAAACCCGGTATCGAACGTATGGCCATGCTGGCACCCGGACATCTTAAAGCAAAGAAACCTGAGCAGATTAAATGGTTACCTGATTTCCTTGCTCACTGGCGTAACCGTAAAGGGCCGAGTCTTACCGAGGCATATCGGGATTTCAAAGCTGAATGGACTGCTCTCTATGCTGGCCAGCCAGCAATGATTGAGGCGTGCCCCTCCTATGACGCGGTTCGCCGGGCGATGGAGAAGCTGCCGCGCCGAGAGAAAGCGCGTGGCCGTGTCAGCGGTTCTGCTGCGCTGGTTTATGAGTGCTTCCAGAAACGTGACTGGTCTCCGATGCCAGTTAATGGCTGCTGGATTGCGGATGGTAAGTCACTGGAAATGAAGGTCGCACATCCTGATCATGGTCGTCCGTTCACGCCTGAACTGACGCTGATTATTGATGGCCGGACACGTTTTGTCGTCGGCTGGAGCCTGGCTTTATCTGAAAGCGTTATCGCAGTGGCTGATGCCTACCGGTACGCCATGCGCCACTTCGGAAAGCCGCTGTTTGTTTACTCCGATAACGGTGGTGGTGAAACCAACAAAACCCTTGATGCTGATGTGACGGGTATTTTCAGTCGCCTGGGTATTGAGCACCCGACCAGCATTCCAGGACGTCCTCAGTCTCGCGGGATCATCGAGCGCCTGAACAAGGGTATACCGCGCCGTGTGGCCATGCAGTTTGACACCTTTAACGGTGGCAGCGCTGACCAGGAGCATGTACGTGTTACAGCGCGAGCCATTCAGTCAGCCGTTAAGGCGCAGGAAAACGGCCGTGAACTGACTCCGGTACAGCGTACTGCTTTGGGAAAACTTCCCTCCTGGCAGCAGCTGCTTGACGCCATCGCTGAGGAAGTGGATGTCTACAACAACACGCATGAGCACCGGGAACTGCCTAAGCGTAATGGTAAGCATATGACGCCGGCAGCGTATCGCCGCGCCGTTCTTGAGGCGGAAGGTGATGAGACGGAATATCTGACCGACGTTGAGTTGCGTGAAGCGTTCATGCCTGAAATGGTCCGTACCGCGCAGCGTGGCTGGTTACGTCTGTTCAATAACGATTATTTCTCAGAAGAATTGATCCAGGTCGACAGCGAAGACGTGCGTGTGGCCTTTGATATCCATGACCCGCAATCCGTCATTGTTCGCCGGATGGATGGCTCTTATGTCTGTACCGCCATCTGGAATGGCAATAAACGTGCAGCGATTCCTGTCAGTGCAATGGATGTAGCCGTTGAGAAACGCCGTCAGCGCCGTATGAAACGCGTTGAAGAGAAAGTCCTGGAGATTGAAGCCGAAGGCCGCTCCGTTCTGCCGGGGCAGCGATTTGATGACCTGGGGAGCTTTATCCCTGCTGAATATACCGTTGAGAAAGAAGAAGAGCCGTATTTCTTCCTTGAAACTGACCGCGACGAATATATGAAAAAAATCGGCAATAGCCGGTAAGGAGAGTTTATGAGCATACATGTTGAACTGAATGACCTAATGACCCGCAAAGGCTACAGCCAGACACAGGTAGCCAGGGCCATTGGCAAAAGCACAGCGGTTATTAATCAATACCTGCAGGGTAAATATGCCGGTGATGTTCCTGCAATTGATGCACTGGCACGTAGCTTTATTAACCGCGAAGTGGAAAAGGAAAAATCGCAGAAAATTACAGCTCGTTTTGTCCCTACGGTCACCTCTCGCAAGGGAATGGACGTCATCAGATATGCGCATCTTGATGGCGATCTCAATGTTATTTATGGCGCTGCAGGTCTTGGTAAGACGATGATTTTGCGTGAGTACGCCGCCCAACATCGTGATGCTTTACTCATTGAGGCTGACCCGGGGTATACAGCTCGTGTGGTTCTGGAAGAGCTCTGCGGCCTGCTGGGGATTAGTAAGCGCGGGAATATGCATGAACTCAGCGAAGCCTGTATCGCGGCTCTGCGTGATTCAGGTCGTCTTCTGATGGTCGATGAGGCTGAAAACCTGCCATACCGTGCGCTGGAAACCTTGCGTCGGATCCATGATAAGTCGGGTATTGGCCTGGTACTGGCTGGAATGCCTCGGCTCATCATCAACCTCAAAGGTAAGCGTGGTGAGTATCAACAATTGTATAGCCGCGTAGGCTTCGCTCTCTGTATCGGTGATTCCCTGCCACAGAGCGATATCACTGATATTGCGGTCAGTATGCTGCCTGGTGCTGGTAGCCAGGAAGTCAGCGAGGCACTGTTTAAAGCCAGCCATGGCAATGCCCGCCGGTTATTCAAGCTGGTCCGCGGTGTCAGTCGTCATAGTGAAATCAGTGGTAATGCTGTCAGCGCTGGTGCGGTGCGTAAGTTTGCTGAAATGCTCATAAATTAGGGGGGTGCATGGCCATTATTGAAATTTCGGTCTCACGTAGAGGTAAAGGGGTTCAGGTTCGGACCCGAATGGTCAGGAATGATGATGATTCTGAACTGGTAAGGAATACCGCTAAAAGAATTCATATGTCGCTGGGGGGATTTATTCACGGTCTGGTCGTCAGGATATTCGCAAAGGTTGAAAATATATCGCCATCCCCGGCAGATAAAAACAATATTCACTAACCCATGGTCAGGAGTTGCTATGTGCCGTTTACCAATTAACGATCCCAAAATGATGGCCCCGATTAACCGCCTCATGCGTGGCGGCCTGCAGGTACTGGACATTAACACCCGGTTCCGTCGCCCTATCGTCGAAGTTGACCGCCCGTTTGAGTCGTGGCGCGGCAAGGAAGTCGAGATTACTGAGCGTAAGGACGGTAAAAGCTCACAGGTCAAAATGCTTATCTGGCGCGGGATGCATGTTATCTGGAGGTAGTGTGGCTGAGATAGTTATTACGCTCACTGAAAGCGGAGAGAACCTGAATATATCCGCGATTATATCAGCAGAGAAAAAGGATTCCCGTTTAGTTAAAGATGTTTCAAACATTATTGCACCATTAATACTGGCGACTGCCAGTGCAGAAATCGCTAAATTTTTTCAACATTTAAATGAGGTCCATCATGGATAAGAAAGAAACACAATTTACTGCAGCGACTGTTCCGGCTGATTACTGGATGGATGCCAAAGGTGCGTTAATCCCGGTAAAACTGCTGAAACCCATCGACCTTGCTCGTGATGCTCTGGTCGGCGAGATCGTGACTAAGGCGATTGAGCTCAATAAACTGATGAAGGAATTTAAAAATAATTCCTTTGCGGATATAGCGGCATTCGTTGACCTGTCAGCAAATGAATACGATGTGAAACTGGGGGGGAAGAAAGGTAACGTCACACTTTTCACGTTTGATGGTCGCTATAAAATTCAGCGAGCTATGGCTGACCGTCTTGCCTTTGATGAGCGCCTGCAGGCTGCCAAAGAACTTATCGATCAGTGCCTGTCCGACTGGACCGAAGGTGCGAAGCCAGAGTTGAAAGTCCTGATTAACCGGGCTTTCTCAACTGACAAATCAGGTGAGGTCTCTACGGGGGCTGTTCTGGCCCTTCGGCGTTATGAGATTGATGACCCGCGCTGGCACAGTGCCATGACTGCAATCGGGGAATCAGTCCAGATTGTGGCAACAAGTGCCTATATCCGTATTTATGAGCGTATTGGTGACACTGACCAGTACCGTCCTGTTGCTCTGGATATGGCGGCGGTGTGATATGAACGCGAAAGAATTTAACCGTAAATATAAATCAGGTACTGCCTTCTGGCATCAGCGTCCAGATGAAAAAGAGCGCCGGGCGGTAAGAACTGTCGCTGCTGCTATGGATTTGAAGTCAGCGACAATTGTGGAAATTAACGTAGAGCCATGGCTTGCAAACGTGAACTCACTTACTCGTCAAAGTTAATTAAATAATAAGTGCTTTTTAAATGGCGTAATGCGTCAGGGGATGCTTACGCCTGAATACAGGATATCAATCATGAAAATATCTTTAGAAAGTGTTTTTGAACGTGTGATGGCGTGTACTCACCTGCGTGCAATAACCTGGTTGATAAGCGTTAGTTTTTGCATTGTCTTCTGGGGTTATTGCATTTTTTACGGGTTAAAAGCCTGGGAATTGTTATTGACGATGTTTAAGGTGGCTTAAATGGGATTTTATAAAACGAGTCAAAAAGCTGCTCTTGATGCGTGGGACAATGAAATTCATCAACGTGCAGAGCTGAAAGAGAAAGCACTCGAGTTTGCTAAAAAATTCGGCGGCAAACCGGTATTTTGCGGTGATGCTACAGACTTTCGCTTTCACGGTCTGTCATTCGATGCTGCGCCACTGATTGGCCATAGTAGTTTATGGACGCTCTCCCGTTCGCAGAATGGTTACACCCGAGAACCACGAGGTAAGAGCCGCATTCCCCGTGAGCGCCGCGCGGAACATCTGCAGCTGCTGGACGCATGGGATGAGGGGCGTCCCACAGAAAGAATTTCAAGGGAGCCTTACTGGAAAGCGCTGGGCCTTGAATGGGGGATGTTGATCCTGTGTGGTATCACCCATTTTCGGGTCGGGGATGTCATTTATTTCAAAACCTCCACCACTCCCTCTAAAGGCTCTGGCGTAATAGAAATTGTTGAATCGGAATTTTACGACGCTGAAATAGCGCTGAATCTGACAGGAGAAAGCCATGGCTGATTATCTTTGCGTCTCCGGTTGTGAGATCCAGGAGATGGGTGATAGACGCGTTTACCACCTTAATAATAATTCCGTTGTTATCGAACATCCGAAATACCCAGGCAAGACCCGATTTCAGTTTTATACCCATAGCGGGCAGTCAATCCGTAAACCGGCCGATAAAACCGCAATGAAACAGGCCGTAGAACGTCACAAAAAACGCTGGAGATTAGCATGAATACTGCAAACCATTTTATTACCACCGGGTCAGGTCAGCACTTTTATTTTTGTAATTCTGGTCCTGATATTGTGTATATCGAAGATATCGCCCTGGCGCTTTCAAATCTGTGCCGCTTTACGGGACATCTGGATGAGTTCTATAGCGTTGCCCAGCATTGCGTACTCGCCAGTTATCTTGTACCGGCAGAGTTTGCACTTGAGGCGCTTCTGCATGATGCCAGTGAGGCTTACTGCAATGACATTGCTGCGCCGCTAAAAGCACTGCTACCGGATTATCGTGGCATTGAAAAATGGGTTGAAGGTTTAATCAGCCAGAAGTTTGGCACGCCTGAAACTATCAGCCCGGAGGTCAAACAGGCCGATCTCATTATGTTGGCTACGGAGCGGCGAGATTTGTTTATTGATGATGACACTGAATGGGCCATTCTTCGGGGGATTCAGCCGACGAATGAATTTACGATTAATCCTCTTCTGCCCCGCCAGGCAAGAAAGCTGTTTATGGAGCGCTGGCATGAGCTCAGCTCGAAAGTCTGATAAATCAGAAAAGCTGAAACTGATGGAGGAAGCATCACGGTTCAGAAATGCGAAGGAACGTCGTCTCTTCTGGACTGACATTGTGACCATCCTTCTTTCATTTTTGCTTCTGTTTATATTTAACATCGTTTTAAATAAATGATTAATGAGGTGTTTTATGGGGAATATAACCCGGGAAAAACGCGATAGCTTTATAAAGCAAATCATTGATGAAACCAGACTAAGAGGACGCCTTACGGTTCGTGATGCCTGCCAGATGTTAGGGATGAACAGGGATGCAGTTCAGCGTTACTTCAAAATTGCAGAAAATAGCGGAGAAATTTACCGCCATGGGAATCTTGGGTTGTTTCCTGATTACAGGGCGACAATTAAATTTGACCTGCAGCGGTATACCAGCAAGAAGACAGCAAAAGATAATTCGCAGGGTCAAAAACTTAACAGTGCTTCTGATTGTCTTCGGAGGACTCATGAAGTACCTGCTCCGTAATATATCCGCCGATATTTTTAACCGGCGTTATCCGGTGGGGTCCCGGTTTCGGTACTACATCGTTCCCGGAATGCCAGAGGTTGAAGTGGTCACCACCACATCCGAGGCCTGGCATGTACGTAACGGCCGGCTGGTCGTCCGGGTGGAAGGGAAAATAGGGGGCGTGTCGGTCAACAAACTCGAACCCATTCAGTGAGTCATTCTTGCAGGCACTTTGCGGAGTGCCTGCCGTAATGGCAACCAACAGGAGGCAATATGTCCACTCCAGCAAAACGCGGCCTTATCGGGGCCATCAAAGCCGGTCAGGCTCATCTGGGCTGGGACGACGCGACATATCGCGCCGTACTGGTCCGTTTGTGCAACGGCAAAACATCATCCACTAAATGTTCCCTTGAGGAGCTGCAGGCCGTGCGTGAATACATGCACGACCAGGGTTTTCCGCGCCAGTCAGCACGTCATGGAAAACGTCCTAACGTAGCCCGTTCACGTAAAAACATGCTCAGCAAAGTTGAAGCTTTGCTTGCAGATGCGAAACGGCCGTGGAATTATGCCGAGAAAATGTGCGATCATATGTTTCAGGTTAAGCGCGTCGAATGGTTAACAACCGAACAGTTGACCAAACTGATGCAGGCGCTGGCCATTGACGCAAAACGGCGTAAAAAACGGGAGACAACCGATGAATCTGCAACAGGTAACAGAGCTACTGCCCCCGGTAGTCATTCAGATAGCTGACCTTATCGGCTTCCCGGCCACTGAACGCCTGCTTTCAGCGTTCGGTGGTACCACCTTTCCGATCGGAAAAGGTCTCCGAGCTTTAGGTGCTCAACGAGCCGCTCTCCTTCGCGATACTATCGGCGACCATAACGCTCAACTGCTATTCAAAAACTTTGGTGGTTTTCCGCTTTATCTTCCGCGTTGCGAGCAGGCATTACGTGAACTGCGTAACCTGCGGTTTCTCGCTGATTTTGATGAGGCAAGCCGGAACGGCACATCATCGCTAATGGCGATGACGATTTTGTGTCCTAAATATGGATTTAGCGATCGCACTGGTTGGCATCTGCTGGCTCAGAGAAAAATAACCAACAAAACTAGTCAAGGGTCATTGTTTTAAAAGGATTTATATGAAATACAGCGCATTTATTTTACTAGTGATGAGTTTCTGTATTGGAGCCAAAATGATTCCAAACACAGAAATGGTAAATTTATATAATAATCAAATACCTCAAACTCGAATTTTAATGTCTGAATTAAATGAAGTAATGAAAATTACTGAACCAGTATTTGATTTATATAAGCATATGAGAGGCCTGACTCCTGAGGCTGTAGCCCTAAGCCAGCATCTGATGCAGATCCAGGAGAAAAGTGATGAATTATATGGTAAAGCGCCAATTGCCACTCCATTTACCTCTTGCCGTAGTCTCACAGGCGTTGCTTATAACTACTGGATTGAAAAACTTGATAGCGTGAACACACAAAATGAAAAACGCTTAGATGCATTGTTTGAACAATACAATAAATTGGTTAAAGAATGCTCGAAACAGATAAAAACACCACCTCCAAAAATGGTTGAAGAGCTGGCAATTATTGATGTAACACAATGAACCCACTGAAGCCCCTCAATCTGATTTACTGATCCCCCTCCCGCGATACTGACACCACCTTTACTTTCTGTGGTGTCAGTTCATGAATCTCAACGACTTCCAGCGAGCCGCCGGCATTACGCAACAGCGTGCGCAGCAATGGCTTGAGCCGCTGAATGCGGCGATGGCTGAATTCTTTATCAATACCCCGCTGCGCCAGGCTGGCTTTATCGCACAGCTGGGGCATGAGAGCCTTCGGTTTACCCGGGTCGTCGAAAGCCTGTACTACCGTGATGCTGCGCGTCTGGCGATGATTTTCCGTTCTGACTTCGATCTCAACAAAAATCGTAAGATTGAGCCGTCAGAACTGGCACTGGCCCAGCAGTTCGTCGGCAGGCCGGAAGCGACCGCTAATTTTGTCTATGCCAACCAGGGCGGGAACGGCCCGGAGTCCTCCGGTGACGGCTGGCGCTATCGCGGCCGCGGGTTAATTCAGATCACCCTCAAGAACAACTATCGAGCCTGCGGGCAGGCGCTTGGGCTGGACCTGCTGAAAAATCCCGACCTGTTGCTGGACCCGGTGAACGCGGCCCGTTCTGCCGCCTGGTACTGGTACCAGCATGGCTGTAATGCGCCTGCGGATGCGGCCAACGTGGTAGAAGTCACCCGCAAAATTAACCCCGCGCTGGTTGGTCTCGATGACCGTGCCATGCTTTTCGAGAAAGCCCGGAGGGTGTTATGTCCCTCAAAGAACTGATTTCTAACCCGTCGGGCCGGCTCAGCACCTCCGACACTATTACTTTTTTTACCTTCCTGGTCACGTCCGCGATCGTCATCTGGTACGGCTACAGCCTGCAGCTGCAGGAGTGGATGTTTACCGCCTACATCGTCGCCTGGGCGGGTCATAACATCGGTTCAAAACTGGTGGCCATGAAGCGTGACCAGCCTGCATCCACACCTAACGGAGGCACCCCCGATGGCCAGTAAACTCTGGGCGCTGGTTAAACCGCTGCTCCCCTGGCTGGTTGCTGTCGCACTGATTCTTTTCGTCGGTATCTGGATCGGGATTCAGGTGACAGCCATCCAGATGCGTGACGACGTTCAGACGGCGAACAACGCTACAGCGACCGTTCAGAAAGCCTTCGACAATTACAAAATTGAGCGTGAAAAAACAGATGCCGATAAGGCCAGACAAAACCAGTCGCAACTGCAGGCTCAGGTGAATCTCGCCGAGCACTACCGCCAGCAGGCGGACAAATTGTCCGGGGAGCTGCTGGCCAAAGGAAAGGCATTGACGATTGCACAGCAAAAACTGAGGGAAAAAACTGATGAACTTGCACGTAAAGATGGTCCTGGCTGGACTGGTATTGGTCCCGGGGCTTTGTGCCTGTACGGGCAAAACCTCGGCTATCCCGTCGGACCCGGTTGCAGTGAATATCTGTCAACAGCCAACGGCGGAAATGCTGGAAATTCCGGCGATGCCGGCCGCGCCGGAGGCGGACTCTCCCCCCGGGGCATCCTCGGGCACAGTAACGCCTACGGCGAATGGTGCCAGCTCATTCGCAACAAACTAAATACCATTCGCCAGCTCTACGGTAAGGAGCCGCAATGACCCCTGACCAGATTTATCAGATATTGCTGGGCGGTCTTGGGCTCTTCGGCGGTATCTGGATACGCCGGCTGCAGTCGGATATTCGGGACCTCGAAAAAGCCGTTGAGCGTATCAAGGATGAATATCAGCGCAGGGAGGATTCCCGCCGCGACCATGACCAGCTCATAGACCGCATTCGCGATATCAAGGAATCGGTTGATCGCGTACTCGAAAAACTGGACAAGAAGGCAGACCGGACATGAAGGCCAGACAAAAGCGGCGTCAGCGTCGTATCACTACAGCAAACGTCACAGCGTCACCCCGGCTCACCAGCGATGACCCGTTACTGCTTCTGCAGAAATTACTGACCGAGCAACGTCAGCCGCTGTCATCCGACATCATGCCCGAACTGGAGAAAATCTCCGGGGCTGTGATGCGTATCGATCGGCGTATTGATGCGATGGAAAGCCGGGTTATCCGTCAGGGTGCTATCTCCGGTGGACTGACCGGGGCGCTGTCGGGCGGGCTGGTCGTGACGACCATTTCCTTAATCAAGGCCAAGATGGGGTTCTGATATGGCGCATCCGCCCGAGACAAGGGAAAAAGTTCGGCGGCTTTATATTCAGAGCCAGCTGTCGCTGCAGATCGTTTCTTCACAATGCGGCGTCAGTTTTGCGACGGCCGCCCGCTGGAAGAAAGACGCGCAGGACAGCGGCGACGACTGGGACAAGCTCCGTGCCGCCAACGTGCTGGCGGGTAATGGTATGGAGGACGTCGGCCGGGCGATCCTGATGGGATTGCTCGTTCAGTATCAGACCACTATCGAGCAGCTCAACGTTGATTCGCAGCTTCCGCCTCAGGCCCGCGTCGAACTGCTGGCCAGCCTCAGCGATGCTTTCAATAAGGCGACGGTGGCGAGCAAGCGCGTTCTGCCGGAAACCTCGCAGCTGGCCACTGCGATGGAGGTCATCACAATGCTGTCCACCTTCATCAGTGAACACTATCCGAAGCATATGGAAGCCTTTGTCCAGGTGCTGGAACCCTTTGGTAATGAGGTGCAAAAACACTATGGCTGACAAATTAATCCCGGTGAATTCCCGCGTCAGCGTAATGGCGAGCCAGGTAGCTTGCGTCATTGCGCCTGATTATAAGGAATACGTCGAAGTCCATTTGCTTGATGGCCGTGTTGAATATCTGGAGTACGCCATGCGACAAGACCGCTGGAGCGCCAAGTCCCGTTTTGAGCAGGCTGTTAACGACGCTTTAAAGGGGGAGGAGTAAATGTTCATTTCCGCCGTTGTGAAAAATGTGTCTCACGATCGCCTGTCATTCATCTGTCCGGGATGCGGTTTTTCCCATCAGGTGACCATTGGTCAGGGTGCGGGCCCGCGCTGGGACTGGAACCATGATTATGTTCGTCCGACTTTCAACCCCAGCATCCTGGTGACATGGGAAGAGCCGAGCGATAACCCGGCGCATTTTGATGACCCGACTAAGGACCAGCACCGTGTCTGTCACAGCTTTGTTCGCGACGGCCAGATTCAGTATCTGGCGGACTGCACACATGAACTAGCCGGGCAGACCCTTCCTTTACCCCGTATTGAGGGCTGACAGATGCGTTTTTTACTAAGCCTGCTTTTTGATGTGATCGTTGCAGTTTCTCTGACATTGGGTGTTCTGTGGTGCGATGAAAGGTTGCTGAATATCGGTTATTTTGCCGGCTGGTTTTTCGGTGTAGTCAACCTGACTGGCCTCGCCAGCGCAAATGGCCGGGCAACTATTGCGCGTGAATATAAGCCCCGCATTTTGCTCTGGCGCGGTTATGACGTGCTGACGGATACGGCGTTTATTGTGTTTGCCATCTGGTCTGGCTGGTACGTCATGGGGGCCGTCTATGCGCTACAGGCTGCGATAAAAGCGCAGATGTATGCAGAGCTGGAACGTAAGTTAACAGCACAGGCTGTGCCGGAGTAGCCCAGTGACGCGTAAAAAGAATGTCAGCCTGAATAAAAAGGAGTTTGAGGCCCAGCTCAACGAGCTGGCCTCATCGCTGCGTCGGTCCATCGAGGCGGAACAGGTCGGCTTTGACCCGTCTCAGGAGGCTGTCGATCAGCGCCGAGAGGCGGTCAGGGATCCGGTTAACGGCTTTCGTTACTTTGTGCAGAACTACTTCCCGCACTATATCCGCCATAAAGATGAGTCGGAGCTGCATAAGTTCCTGTTTCAGCGTCTGCCTGAAATCGTTAATGCGACCGTCAGTCAGCAGGACGCCATCGCCGCTCCCCGTGGTGAGGCTAAATCGACCATCGTCAGTCAGCTCTTTGTTCTGTGGTGCATCATCCTGGAGCTGAAAAAATACCCGGTCATCATCATGGACAGTATCGATCAGGCCTATCCGATGCTGGAAGCCATCAAGGCGGAGCTCTGCTGGAACCCGCGTCTGAAGATGGATTTTCCTGAAGCCTGCGGTCCTGGCCGAGTCTGGCAGATGGGTACCATCCTGACCGCCACCGATATCAAGGTGCAGGTTGCCGGCAGCGGTAAAAAACTGCGCGGCCTGCGCCATGGCCCGTATCGTCCTGACCTGGCCATACTGGATGATATTGAAAATGATGAGCTGGTCCGCAACCCGGATCAGCGCGACAAGCTGGATAACTGGCTGAAAAAGACCGTCCTGCCGCTGGGTGGCGCGGGGGCCAAGTTTGATGTGATCTACATCGGGACCATTCTGCATTACGACTCGGTGCTGTCACGTACCCTGAAAAACCCGCTTTGGAAACGCAAACGCTTTAAGGCACTCATTACCTGGCCGTCAGACATGACGCTCTGGGATAAGTGGGAAGAAATCCTGCGTAACAACGACGAGGATGGTGAGTTGCTGGCCCGGGCGTTCTACGACGAACACAGGGAGGCAATGGAAGCCGGCGCGGTAGTTTCCTGGTCCGCGCGGCCACTCTATACCCTGATGTTGATCCGCGCCCGTGACGGTCACAGCACCTTCGACAGTGAATACCAGAATGACCCGGTCAGCGGCGATGATGCGCCGTTCGCCACCTGTATCACCTTCTGGGTGAACCGGCTGAAGGAATGGTCATTCTTCGGCAGCATTGACCCCAGCCTGGGTCTTAAAGGTAATTCCCGCGACCCATCGGCAATTCTGGTCGGTGGGTTTAACCGGATGACCGGCGTTCTGGACGTCGTCGAGGCCCGCATTAAAAAGCGCCTGCCGAGCGTCATTATCAGCGACACCATCGCGCTGCAGCGGGAATACGGCTGTCTGTGCTGGTCGGTTGAAGCGGTCCAGTTTCAGGAGTTTCTGCGAACTGAGCTGGTTCGTCAGTCAGCTGAACTGGGGGTTCCGGTCCCGGCGATGCCGGTTACCCCGCACTCAGACAAAATTCTGCGTATCGAGTCCCTGCAGCCGTGGATGTTTAACGAGCTAATTCGCTTGCATCCGAGTCAGGTCACACTGATTGAGCAGCTTCGGCACTTCCCCAAAGCCGATCACGATGATGGCCCGGATGCGCTGCATATGCTCTGGGCGCTGTGCAACTCCTTTGGGACGCGAGACGGGTTCCGCCACGTTCCGCGCCGTCAGGACGATGACAGAGATAATGACAACAGACATTCAGGCCAGTCGCGCCAGCGTTCCCGCTCGCGCTTTGGCAACGGAGGATGGTAATGGGCAAGATAGTTGATCAGTGGGGCCGCCCATTTGATAAGGCGGTAACAAAAGCGCCTCAGACCGCACGGATGATTCAGCTTAACAGCACGTATCCGGCTCACCCCTCACGGGGGCTGACGATTAGGCGTCTGCCGCGAATACTGCAGGAAGCTGAGCAGGGTTATCTTTCCGCTCAGGCTGACCTTTTTGACGATATGGTCGAAAAGGATGGCCATATCTTTTCGGAGATGGCCAAGCGTAAGAATGCGTTACTGGGTCTCGACTGGAGCATTGAACCCCGGCGCAATGCGACGGCGGAAGAGAAGAACCTCGCGGCCATGGTTCAGGAGTGGTTCGACTCTCTCGATAATCTGGAAGATATCATCCTGCAGGCAGCGGATGCGATCGGGCATGGTTTCAGCTGTCAGGAGCTGGAATGGGAACTGGAAGAGAATGTCTGGCTACCCAGCGCCGCCCACCTCAGGCCGCATCGCTGGTTCCAGGCACGCCCTGACCGTGGCGATAATATCCGCCTGAATGATGGCAGCATCGACGGTGCAGAGCTGATGCCGTTCGGCTGGATGGTCCATAAGCATAACGCGAAAACCGGCTTTACCGGTCAGTCGGGTCTGTATCGCGTGCTTGTCTGGCCGTACCTGTTCAAGAACTTTGCGGTTCGCGATCTGGCGGAGTTCCTGGAGATTTATGGTCTGCCGGCGCGCGTCGGTAAGTACATGGCTGGCGCAACGGACCAGGACAAAGACGCGCTTTTCGAAGCGCTGGTTACCCTGGGCCACAATGCGGCGGGTATTATTCCACAGGGTACCGACATTGACTTCAAATCGGCAGCATCCGGCCAGGCTGACCCGTTTGTTGCGATGATGGACTGGTGTGAGCGCACACAATCAAAAGTGATCCTCGGGGCAACCCTCACCAGTCAGGCCGATGGCAAGACCTCAACCAATGCGCTCGGCAATGTCCACAACGACGTTCGTCACGATATCCTCGTCTCGGATGCCAAGCAGCTGCACGGCTTCTTCAGCAACATGATTGATATGTTGCTGCGGATTAACGGGTATGAGATATCACGCCGCCGCCTGCCTAAATTTGTATTTGATACCCGGGATATTGAAGAGATCGCATCCTTCTCAACGGGTGTTAAAAATCTGGTTGAGTCGGGAGTTAAAAGTATTCCGGCATCCTGGGTACATAAGAAACTGGGTATTCCGGTTCCTCAGAAAGATGAGGCCGTACTGGAAGCTCCCTCACAAGCCAGCGCTCCGTCACCCGTTGCGCTGAATCAGCGCTTCCGTCGCATTGCCGCCCTGACCACCGCCGCAGAGTTGTCAGACCCGGCACAAGAAGCGCTGGATAATGGGCGGCCGGTCCCGGAGAAAATCGCGGTCGCAATGGAAAAGCTGATTGCGCCGCTGGTTGCGGCGTTGCAGGACGGAAAACTTCCGGATGAAGCCATGGATATCATCGCCGGCAGCTATCCTGACCTGGACGACGGCGAGCTGGTCACCCTGCTGGAGCAGGCGCTCTTTGTCTCCGATGTATGGGGGCGGCTGAATTCCGATGCCTGAAAGCGTTGATCTGAGTTATGCGATCGGGCTGAAACCTGCTCAGGCCATCGAGTATTTCCAGTCCAAAGGTTACACCATCGGCTTTAACTGGCATGAGGTGGAGGCGCGGGCGCACGCGACGGCGTTCACCGTCGCCGGCATCCTTCGCCAGGATATTCTGCAGGACGTGCGTGCCGGCCTGCAGGACTCGCTGGACAACGGGCTGACGCTGGAACAGTTCCGCCGGCAGATGACGCAGAAGCTGACGCAGAAAGGCTGGCTGGCCGATAAGGCGAAGCTGGTCGCCGATGAGGATGGCGTACTGGAGGGCAAGCAGTTAACCCCGCGCCGGCTACGCACCATCTTTGAAACCAATATGCAGTCGTCCTACGGTGCAGGCCGCTACGCCCAGCAGATGGAGAATGCCGCTGACCGCCCTTACTGGACGCGCGTGGCGGTCATGGACCTGCGCACACGGCCCGCACATGCGGCACTGAACGGGCTGACGGCCCGCTATGACGATCCCATCTGGCAGTTTGCCTATCCGCCCGACGGCTGGGGATGCCGCTGTCGCGTCCGGGCTCGTTCGCAAAGCGATATCGACGGCAAGAGCATCTCCGTCTGGTCGAGCGAGGGGCATCTGGAAACCGTGCAGCAGGCATGGGGGCCGCAGGATACCCGCGAGGTGCAGGCGTTTCGTTACAACGGTCAGCTGTATACCCCGGATGCCGGCTTTGGCCACAATCCTGGTCAGGGCTGGCTGGCTAGCCTCGGTCAGAGACTGATGGACCGCTCAACCTCATCACCACCACAGATGGCCGCGCTGGCTGTTCAGCACACACTTTCGGAGCCGCAGCTGCTTGACGCGATCACGTCAGACATGCGCCGCTTCGTGAATCAGTCGCTGCTGCGTGAGCCAGCCGGTGCTTTCCGTCATGCCGGCGCACTCAGCACCCGCACACTCGATGCGCTTTCTGGTCGTGGCCGTATGCCCGACGCCGCAGTGATGACGGTGACCGACAGCGCGGTGGTACAGTCACCCGGGCCGCTCTGGGAGCAGTTGCCGGCACAGCTGCGCCAGCCTGCAGCGGTTCTGGCTGATGGTGACGATCTGCTTTATGTCATCCGCAATGGCGAGTCACTCCACCAGGTGCGGGCCGTTTCCGGGCAGAACGCTGCCGGTTACGAGCTGCAGTTACCGGACGGTGGCGCAGAACTGACACCGGCGTCCCTGCAGTCGCTGGCTGAATTACCGATACTGGAGGGCGCGTTAAATGGCCTATGAAATCGTTTTTGACGTCACCGACTTTGAGCGCTCACTGGGCGAGCTCATCAGAAGCTTTGAGAATCGTGCGCCACTGATGCGAATGCTGGCCGGGATGATGGAGGACGCCGTCCAGGAGAACTTCGAACAACAGGGCCGACCTAAGTGGCTCGGATGGAGTCCACGTTATGCCAGGCGGCGGGGGCCAGGTCAGATACTGCAGCGATCTGGTCGGCTGGCTTCGAGCATCGTTCAGTACAGCGACAACGATATGGCGACCGTCGGGACCAATGTCATCTATGCTGGCATTCACCAGTCTGGCGGAAAGATTAGCATCCCGGCCCGCAGTCAGCAGGCGTACTATCGCCAGAACAAGGACGGCACCCTGAACAATCAGTTTGCCCGCAAGAGTAAAGCTAATTACGCAGAGTGGAATACCATCCCGGCATATGAGATTAAAATGCCTGCCCGCCCGTTTCTTTTTCTGGCCGAATCCGACGTCAGCGCTATGGAAGAAAAATCGGTGAATTATTTCAGCCAGATCTACCGGTAAAGCCTGAAAACCGAAAACGCGCTGTAACGCATCACAGGGCGTTATCTTGCTGCCACCTCACGGAACTACCATGACAGGGTGCTCAGGCGTTTTTAAAAGCGGTTTAAAAACGTTTAGCGCTATTGCCCTGCGGCGGGACAGAGTGACATGATGTAACGGCATTCTCTTCCTTTATATACCCACTGAAGCCCGTCAACTTATTACGCCGCTATATTCCCTGTACTGTCGGCGTCATGAAAACACATATCGCGTCACTCTCACAGGTTATCAGCGCTGCAAATCGCGGCGTGATCCAGCTGTTGCCGGCCGGTACCTTCCGTGCCGGCGACGGCCGCCCGGCAGAATGCCCGGATGGCTGGTTTATTGATGCCACGATCGCGGCATCATTAATCGCCGCCGCTGACGCCCGCCAGACTCCCTATGTCATCGACTACGAACACCAGACCCTGCGTTCAGCGAAGAACGGGCTACCCGCGCCGGCTTCGGGCTGGTTTAAAAAGCTGGAGTGGCGTGAAGGGGTTGGCCTGTTTGCCGTGGATGTTGAATGGACTGACGCCGCTGCTGCCGCTATCGATGCCGGTGAATACAAATTTATTTCCCCCGTTTTTCTTTACGACGCGACTGGTCTGGTCACCACGTTAATTAACGCGGCCCTGACCAATACGCCCGCCCTGGACGGCATGGATGAGGCAATGCTTGCCGCTGCCTCCCTCCTCGCCGCCACTTCAACTGAGGACACAACGATGGATGAATTGCTGGAACAGCTCCGCTGGTTCCTGGGTCTGCCGCTTTCGTCAACCGAAGCCGACATTCTCAACGAGCTGCAGAAGCTCATTAACAAAATTAAGGCTTCGGACAGTCAGGCTGCCGCTGGTCTTGCCTGGATTAACGGGCTTGAGGCCAGCGTCGCTGCGCTGACGTCTCAGGTTGAGAATCCTGATCCTGCTCTCTGGGTATCCGTGGATGTCATGAATCAGGCGATTGAACAGGCCCGGGCCTCAGGTGAGGAGCAGATTGCTCAGCTGACGCTGCAGCAGTCCACAGAGCTGATTCAGGCGGCCTTGTCTGATGGCCGTTTGTTGCCGGCGCAAAAAGGCTGGGCGGAGGCGCTGGCCAAATCCAGCCCCGACAAACTCCGCGATCATCTGAGCAAGCAACCGCGTATCGCCGCGCTCACCACCACGCAGACCGGTGGCCGTCCGCCGTCAGGCCTGCCATCCCGTGCAGTCGATGCCCCGGATGATGAACTGAATCCGGCCGTACTGAGCGTGATGGGCCTTAATCCGAACGATTTTATCGAGGGAAACAGCAATGTCTGATCGTAACACCCCCTGGCGCAATGGTGAGCTTGTCGCCGCGCCTGTGGCTGCGGCCACAATGATTTATGGCGGGCACATGGTTGGCCTGAATGCCAGTGGTATGGCTGTTCCTGCCGCAGCCACCGCCTCCCTGACCATTTTCGGCGTTTCCGATGAGTACGCGGATAACACTGCCGGTGCGGCCGGGGCGACGTCGGTCATGGTTCGTCGCGGTAAAGCCTGGAAACTGGCCAACTTCTCCGGGGACGCTGTAACCCAGGCTGAAGTCGGTAAGACCTGCTATGTCGCGGACAGTATCACCGTCGCCAAAACCAGCAACACCAATGCGCGACCGGTGGCCGGTACCGTTATTGCCGTCGAGTCTGATGGCGTCTGGGTTGAAATTTAAGGAGAACAGCCGTGATTGTTAACAAGCAGAACCTGAAAACCATTTTTATCGGTCTTAAGAAGACCTTTCAAAATGCGTTTGATCAGACCCCTAACGACTGGCAGCAGATTGCCATGGTCGTGCCGTCCAGCACCAAGGAAGAGAACTACGCCTGGTTGTCGCGTTTCCCGAAAATGCGTGAATGGGTTGGCGAAAAAGTGGTGAAAGCCCTGGAAGGCTTCAGCTACACCATCCGTAACAAAGACTGGGAAGCGACCATTGAGGTCGATCGTAACGATATCGAAGACGACACCATGCTGGGTTATGCACAGCAGGCTCAGGGTGCTGGCCAGTCTGCCGCAGAACTGCCAGCCGATATTATCGGCCGGCTGCTGAGCGGTGGTTTCACCAACTTCTGTTATGACGGCCAGTACTTCTTCGATACGGATCACCCGGTCGGTAGTGGCGTGGCGTCCAACAAAGGCACGAAAGCGCTGTCTGCCGCATCGTTCGCCACAGCCCAGGCATCTTACGGTGCAGCCCGTTCAGCGATGCGTGACTTCAAGGATGACGAAGGTGAAAACCTGCGTATCCGCCCGGGTCTGCTGGTTGTCCCGCCGGCGCTGGAAGATACCGCCAACTATCTGATGACCGCCGATCGTTTCCCGGATAACACACCAAACATCTACAAAGGGACAGCGAAAGTCCTGGTGTGGCCGGGGCTGGCTACCGATACCGAGTGGTATCTGTTTGACAACACCCAGCCGGTGAAACCGCTGGTCTATCAGGAGCGTAAAAAGCCGGTATTCGTCGAGCAGACCAATATGGACAGCGACGACGTCTTCCTGATGAAGAAGTACAAATTTGGTGCCGAGGCCCGCTCCAACGGCGGTTATGGCTTCTGGCAGATGGCTTTTGGTTCAACAGGGGTGGATGCATAAATGCCTGAAATTACGATTACTTCCAAGCGCGACGGTTTCCGTCGCTGCGGTGTGGCACACCGTGACGTGCCGGTAACCTGGCCTGATGGCAGTTTTACTGACGAGCAGATCGCCATCCTGCGTGCCGAGCCGGCGCTGGTTGTCCATCTCGGCACTGTCAGCGGCGATGACGACAAACTAAAAATCGCTCAGGGACGGATTCAGGAGCTGGAGGCTGTCGTGCTGCAGCTCAACGACGACGCGGCTGGTCTGAAGAGTCAACTGGCTGAGGTGACCGCTGACCGCGATCGTCTGCAGGAAGCGCTGACAGCCGCAGGCAGTGCATCCGTCTCAGAGGTGAAGGAAAAAGGTGCTGACGATACCGCTGCCGCTGAGTCTTCGGCAAAACCGAAAAAGTAAGCGGAGACAGCTATGTACGCAACCCGGGACGATATGGTCAGGCAGTTTGGTGAAACGGAATGTATCGCGCTTTCCGATCGTGATTTTACCGGTGAGATTAATGACGACGTGCTGAACGGTGGCCTTGAGCGGGCCACCGCCACCATCGACAGTTATCTCGCTGGCCGTTATCCGGTGCCATGGACTGATACGCCCGGGATCCTGACGGGTAAGTGTTGCGATATCGCCCGGTACGAACTCACCGGTGCAGAGACGCAGAACACAGAGGAGATACGTCAACGTTATGAAGACGCAATCAGGTATCTGGAGCGTGTGGCTGATGGCCGCATCACGCTGGGCCGTCTCCCGGATGGTTCAGTCGCTCAGGGTGGGAGTGTTTCCCGCTTTTCCTCGGCTGGCCGGGTTTTCGGGCGCAGTGAAACGGATGGGGGTGCATTTTGATTATCACGCAAATCGAATCCGCCATTATCGACAGGCTCACCCGGGGGCTCGGCAAACTGGTCCGCGAGGTGCGTTCCTACAGTGGCGAACTCGATGGCGATCCTGCTGATGTCATTCGCCAGCTTCCGGGCGTCTGGGTCACTTTTGGCGGTGTACAGGGTTCAGAACTGCTGAGTACCGGCCGTAATAAGTGGCGGGATACCGGGCGTTTTGTGGTCCTCGCCGGAGCACGAAGCGTGCGCAGTGATCAGGCTACCCGCCACGGTGGACCGTCATTCAACGAGGTCGGCTCCTACCAGCTTGTTTACGCCATCCGCCGGCTGTTGGCACGGCAGGACCTGGGATTACCGATTGAGCATCTGATGCCTGGCAAGGTGCGAACCCTGTTTAACACGCAGGTAAAAGCGGCGGCAATGTCTGTTTTTGCCTGCGAGTTCGACACCCGCTTTGATTCGGAATCACTGGAGAACGGTCGCTTCCCGCTGGCTCCCGCCGACCTGCCATCCGGTCATCCTGACCTGATTTTTGGCGAATATGGCGGTGCTCACAGCCCGGATGACCCGGCCTGGCTGACCACTGATTTGCGGTATTTCCTGAACGGCCAGGAGCCGTTCGCTGCTGAGGATATTATTCATCATGAAAGTGAAAGCCCGTGAAGGGATCCGGGTACCGCGCGAGGATAACGCCCGCCGGTACATCGAGCAGGAACCGGTTGAGGTTCCTGAAAGCACCTACTATCTGCGGCGTCTGAATGAGGGCGACCTGGTGAAGGTGACAGATGCGACCGTTGATGTTACGGCCGCTGCAGCAATGACCGGCAAAGGAACCAAATAATGTCCAGCCCGAATATTTCTTTCGACAACATCCCGTCGAGCATCCGCAAACCGGGGCAGTATTTTGAGTTCAATACGAAACTTGCTGTCCGCACGTTGCCGGCGAATGCGCAAAAAGTGTTGATTGTCGCCCCGATGCTCGCCAGCGGCAGCCTTGAACCGCTTGTGGCCACCAGTGTATTCAGCGGCGATGAAGCCGCAGTGTACTTCGGTTACGGCTCCATTGCGCATCTGATGGTGGTAGCTGCCATCAATACCTATTCCTACCTCGATCTGACCGTTATCGGTGTCAGTGATGCCAGCGCCGGGATTGCCGCTACTGGTACGCTGACCATCACCGGGCCTGCCAGTTCGCAGGGTGTGGTCAGTCTGTGGATCGGTAATACCCGCGTGGATGTGGCCGTCAGTGCGGCAGATACCGCAACTGAAATCGCTGCAGCGATGAAAACTGCGATCGATAATCAGCCGGAGCTGCCAGTTACTGCTGCAGTGTTAGCTGGTGTCCTGACCCTGACCGCGAAGAACAAAGGTGCGGCCGGCAACGATATCCGCCTGCGTGCGCAGACCACTGCATCCGGTACGACGACTGCCGTCGTTGGAATGGCCAGCGGGGCCACTGACCCGGATATCGCACCGGCGCTGGCGAACGTCGTGGCTGCAGGCCACAACATCATCGTCAGCCCGTTCTGCACCCAGACCACGCTGACAGCACTGCGTACTCATCTGGATTTTGTTTCCGGCCCGATGGAGCAACGCGGCGCGGTGGGCGTCGCCGGCTGGCCGGGTACGCTTGCCGCCGGTACCACTCTGGCATCACAAATCAACAGCGGGCGAATTACGGTGGGCTGGCATAACGGTTCCGTTATGCTGCCGGCAGAAATTGCGGCGGCATATGGCGCACGTATTGCCAGTGAAGAAGACCCGGCCCGACCGCTGAACACCCTGACACTGGCGCTGGATGTGACGGACCTCGCCAGCCGCCCGGGACGAACCGAGCAGGAAAACGCGCTACATAACGGCCTGACTCCGTTTGAAGTGGGTTCCGGCGAGACGGTGCAGATCGTCCGCGCTATCACGACCTATACCCGTAATGCCAGCGGCGTCGATGATGTGTCTCTGCTGGACCTGACGACCATCCGTACCCTGGATTACGTGCGTAAAGCCTGCCGCGAGCGAATTGCGCTGCGCTTCCCGCGTGAAAAGCTCTCTACGCGTACGCCTCCACTGGTCCGCAGCGAACTCTATGACGTGCTGCTGAAGCTGGAAGAGCTGGAAATCATTGAGGAAGTTGACGCCAATAAGGACGCGCTGATCGTCGAGCGTGACAGCCAGGATGTTAACCGCCTGAATGCCCGTATTCCGTCGGATGTGGTGAACGGTCTCCACGTCTTCGCCGGTCGCATCGATTTGCTTCTGTAAGGAGAGCATGTAAATGGCACTTGAAGAATACGTCGGCTCAATCGTTCTGTACGTGGACGGCCAGGAGATTGAGGTTACCGATATTCGTCCCCAGACGAACACCGGGCGCAAGCTGGTGAAAACCATGAACCGGACCGGCCGCGCCAAAGGCTATTCGAAAGGTATCGCAGAGCATTCATTGCAGATCACCGTCGTCATCCCGAAAAACGTTGCTCAGCCGGACTGGGATGAAATGGCCGGAGCCAAACTGACCACCATGGATATGGACGGAAACCCGCTGTATAGCTATCTGGACTGCTTCACCACTCAGACCGGCGAACAGTACAGCGTGGATAACGAAGCCCGCCGCGATATCACAGTACAGTCACTGCGTAAGGTACAAGGCTAATGAAAGCATCAGGACAACTGCTGTACGGCATACCTCACGGCGACGTCATTCATTATGACTACACCGTGGCGGTCCCGGTAATTCGCCATACCATTGCGGCACTGGCGGCGACGACAGAGGCTATGGGGGAATCGGATTCTCCTGCCGCTTCCATGTATTACCGTGCAGCGCTAATGGCTGAAGTCATCGAGTCACTTGGCGATCTGCCAAAAGAGGCTATCACTGCAGAACTTCTGCTGGACGGGTTGACGGATGAAGATATGGATCTGCTGGATGCAGAGCTGAGCGGACTTAAAAAAAAGCGGATGCGCGTACCGCCGGTCTCTCAGGGCTCCGACGAGCCACCCTCATCCTCGGACGATTCGGCATCAGCGGAGACCGCATCGAAGGAATGACTGTCAGCGAGCTGACCAGCTGGCTGGATGACCTCGACGGGTTGCATGGCAGGAAGCCGGCAGCCCGTGTACCTCACGTTAAATCTCGCAGAAGAAAAAAGGGGAAAAGGTAAATGCGTTCTCTACAGCTTGCCATGACCCTGCTGGCAAAAGACCAGGGCTCTAAGGTATTGCGCCAGACGCTGGCTGACGTCCTGAAGCAGACCAATGCCAATAAAAAAGCCGAGGAAGAAGCCGCGCGCGTACGTGAGCAGTCGGCACAGAGCGGCATTCGTGCATCCCGAACCCTGCAGCAGGAATATCAGCGGGCAGCCAATGCCCGGTCTGTGCTGGGGATCCGCTCAGAACGCGACATCCAGCGCGAGATAGCGCAAACGCAGGCTGCATATAACCGTCTCCTGCGCACCGGTACCCTTACCGCTAACGAACAGACCCGCGCGTTTCGCGCAATGACGAACCAGGTCGCGCAGCTGCGCACCGAGCTTAATGGTGCCGGTCAGTCAATGTCACGTATGGAACGCGCTCGTATGTGGGGTGGCAATGTCACAGCGTTCGCCGGCGGCATCGCAGCCGCGGGGGCCATTGTCGCTCCCTCGGTGCGTAACCAGATGACGTATCAGCAGCGCCTGGCCATGATGGCCAACACTGCGTTTGCAGATGATAACCTTGCCGGCCGTCAGTCAGGTATGCAGTCAATGGATACCTTGATCCGCCGTGCTGTTGCCGTTGGCGGGGGCAATAAAGAGTCAGCCGCAGAGACGCTCGATACTTTACTTGCCTCGGGTGCTGTGGACTATAAGTCTGCTGAACGCCTATTACCTACATTGCAAAAATACGCCACTGCATCGGGTGCTGATGCAAATGACCTGGCTCAAATCGCTATTCGACTCAAGCAATCATTTGGTATCACCGATGAGCAAATCCCTACTGCACTGAACATGGCAATTAAATCAGGGCAGTTAGGTTCCTTCGAACTAAAAGACCAGGCTAAATGGCTCCCTCAGCAGCTTGCCGCCGGTAATGCTCTGGGGATGCGTGGGCTCGGTGATCTGGCCGTATTGCTAGGCATCAACCAGGCCTCAGCAATAACGGCCGGCTCAACCGATGAGGCCGGTAATAACGTGGTTAACCTGCTGGCTAAAATCAACAGCCAGGACGCAGCAACCTCTGCAGCTAAGATTATGTATAACGGTAAGGGGATTGACCTCCCGGGGTCACTGGTCGCCGCACGTGGTAAGGGTATTAATGCGTTAGATGCGTTCAGCGGTATCGTTGACAAGATTGTTAACAACAATCCAGCCTATCAAAAGCTGGAGAAGCAATTGAGTAGCACCTCTGACGGGTCTACTCGTCGGGAGATAATGGAGTCACAGGCGAAACTGCTGGAAGGATCCGCCGTTGGCAAAATCATTGCTGATCGCCAGGCATTGATGGCCCTGATTGCATACCGTGCTAACCGTGGCTATATGAATGACGTGGTTAAGGGCGTCAATACGGAACGGAATCTGCCTGCAAGTCAGCAGGCCGGTGAGCAGAACTTTGACCTGATTCAGGGTACTAACCTATACAAGGTCAACCAGCTCAACAATACCCGGGACTTTGCACAGATGGACTCGATCCAGCCACTGTCTGATGTGCTGGGAAAACTTTCTGGCGAACTCAATGACTACGCCGGCGCGTATCCGGGTCTGACAAAAGCAATGGCAGGAGCCGAGACGGCAATCAAGGCCATGGCCGCAGCAGCATGGGCTTTTGCTGGTATTAAAATATTATCTGATATGGGTAATGGCAGCTCATCTATTCCAGGGGGAGGTCCTGGTGGTAGGCGTACGCCTCGTGCTGGCGGCTCCTTTGGTCGCATGTTTCGTGGCGGTCTAAGAATTGCAGGCCCCCTGGCTGCTGTGTTTGCCGCCGATGACCTCAATGACCAATTTAACAGCGTTGCTGGTGATGCATCGAAAGCCGGAACAAGCACTGGAGAGTTTCTCGTACGTGAGAAGCAACGCCGAGAGCAGACTAAACAACCATTATTCGACTTTGATTTTTCCTCGTGGTGGTCATCTCCGCAGAATATCCGCATCCCTCAGTCAGCCAATGGCTACCCGGTGCCGCCGTTCGCGCAGCAACCAGCGGTGCAGACCCCAATCAACATCACCACCCAGCTGCAGGTCGATGGCCGGGTACTGGCAGAGGTTGTTAACGAGGCTAACGGCCAGTCAGCCGCCCGTGGCCCACAGGGAGGACCGCACTGATGGCATGGGAAACAGATCTGCAGGACGCCAGCTTCCGGGGCGTTGCCTTCGATATCATCACCACGCGTGACAGCGTGCAGCGTGATATCGCCCAGCATGAATACCCGTATCGCAACGGGGCCAATATTGACGACCTCGGCGGTAAACCACGCAGCCTGCAGTGTCAGGCGGTCTTCTTTGGCGACGACTATGAAAGCCGGCTGCAGGCGTTCATTGCCGCACTGGACGTGCGCGGCTCGGGCGAGCTTATTCATCCTGTGTTTGGCTCCATGCCGGATATGCTGTGCTATGTCTATCAGGTAAACCACGACGCGGAGACGCCTGACTACTGTACTGTTGATCTGCAGTTCCTGCAGTCAGGTCTGGATGTGAAGTTCTTCGTACGCGAATGGCCACTCAGTCAGGCAGATGCCATTTTCAACCAGGCCCAGGGGATCCTCGACAGTACCGCCACGTTACTGGATAACGCCATGAAGCCACTGAGAACGGCGCGGCAGTATATGGCCCGCGCCAAAGCGCTGGGTGTCACAGCGCTGAACATGGCGGCTATTCTCAGGAGTGAAATCACAGGTTTTATCAGCAGCACGACTGATTTTGTTAATTTCCCGGCTGCCTTTATGACTGACCTTCAGTCTGCGCTGAGCCTGCAGAGCTCGGCAGCGACCAGTTCGATCAGCTCGGACTCTGCTGTATACGCTTCCGTGCCGTCGGTCGTCCTTGCTGACTGGTCAGCGGTGAAAACCCAGGCCAATGAGGTAGCCGTACTGCCGGCAAGTCTTGTCAATGGCGATGCGACGGCTTCCGTTGAAATGCCGGCAAACGTAACCACCAACGATATCCGTGAGCTGATTGCCATGACACAACTGGCGGTCGCCCTTGAGTTGTCGCAGCAGGCGGCTGACCTTCTGAGCGATGAGACCGTCACGGCTGCGTTAAGCCCCGATGATATCAGTCTTATCACCGGTGATGCCCGCCGGGCAGTACAGAATGCCATCGACAGCGTGCGCAGTACCTGGGCCGCTGAGATGGAGACCGTGAGCAGCTCAATGACGTCGATCGCGCTGGAATATGAGCCGGTTATTAATGGCCTTCGTGATACCGCGCTTTCCCTGCAGTCGATGGCCACGGCACTGATTCAGGCCAGACCTCCACTGATTCAGCGCACGGTGGCCAGTGCCGCGAATCTGCATCTGCTTGCCCACCTGTGGTATGGCGATTACAGCCGGGCCACTGAGCTTAAGCTCCTTAATCCGTCCCTTCGTGACCCCAATAACATCATCGCGGGAGACGTCCTGAATGGCTACGCAGAATAAACAGACAGCCCAGGATAATGACCTGGACAAAGTGTCGGTCATCGTCGGTGGGAAGGTGCATTCCGACTGGTCCGGCTACGGTATCGACAGCGACTTTCTTATCCCCGCCGATGCCTGGTCGATGCGTCTCGGTCTGCCCGATGGCATCTTTCCAGAAGGTGTGGCGCGAGGTGTTCCTGTTCAGGTTCGCGTCGGGCCGGATGTTGTAATGTCCGGGCGCATAGACCGGGTTTCCCGTACCGTCAGCCGGGATCAGGTATCGCTGTCCGTCACCGGCCGTGACGGTGCGGCCATCCTGGTGGACTGTGCATCCCCGTTGCTGACAAGCCGTCAGGCCAGCCTGGAAGAGGTTATCGCCCAGGTCGTGCGGCCGCTGGGTATCAAAAACATCGAGCTGCACGCCGAGAGTTCGATCCGCAATGACAAAATCACCACCGAACCGGGCGAGCGGGCATGGGATATCCTGCTGAGGGCCTGTGCCGGTCGCGGGCTTTGGCCGTGGTTCCGGCCTGACGGTACGCTGGTCATCGGTGGCCCGGATTATACGGCTGCGCCGGTGGCCACGCTGGTGATGCACCGTTCCGGCGAGGGAAATAACCTGCTCAGTCTCACCGATGAAAGCAGCATGGAGCGCAGCTTTTCCCGTCTGACGGTGCTGGCGCAGGGGCATGCACACTCAACGAACAACAAAAAAGAGCTGGGGATTATCGACGTCAGCAGCTCAGACTCACTGACGGTGTCCGGGGATACTGATACCACCGAAACTGAACTGGATACGGGCCTTCCCGAGACCGGTCAGCATGGTCTGCAGTTTGTTGTGGAGGATCCAACCGTCACGTATTACCGGCCGCAGGTGGTCGTCATGCACGATGCCGATGACCTTGAACAGGTTCGCTATCGCGCCCGCAAAATGATGGCCGATGCCCGACTGGAGGGTTATTCCCTGATTGCCCGGGTTCAGGGTCACCGGACTAGCGACGGCGTGTTATGGGAGCCAGGGCAGCGCATCCACGTCATCAGCGAACCGCACGGTATCGATGCCATCTATTTTCTGATGGGCCGGGAGTTTACCGGTGGACGCCCGGGCGGCGCGGTGACCACGCTGCGGCTGAAAGAAGATGGTGTCTGGATCCCCGATGCGTGGTCGAAGAAGAAAAAAGCCCGTAAAGGTCGCCGTAAGAAAAAACAGGAACTGGGGATAGTCGATGTGGAACCAGGTTGATTTACGTATCCGCTCTGCGCTGCGCGGTATTCGCCTTGCTTTCCGGGGACGTTTAACCCGCGTTAAAAGCGATTTAACCATCCAGCAGGTGCAGCTTAAAGGGCTGGCCGGCGAGCAGCTGCAGGACGCCGAACTGTTCCAGCACTTCGGGTTTACCAGTTGCCCGCCTGCCGGCACTCAGTGTATCGTGCTTCCCATCGGTGGCCAGACCTCGCATGCCATCATCATCGCCACCGAGAACGGTGCATACCGTTTGCAGGTGGCCAGCGGTGAAGTGGCCATCTACTCTGATGAAGGTGCTTTTGTGCATATCAAAAAGGGCCGAATCGTCGAAGTGGATTGTGATGAGTACCTTGTTAAAACCAAAAAATACACCGTTGAAACTGAGGATTATGGCGTTACGGCGTCAGCCGGTGCGACCTTTGAGACGCCATTACTGAAAGCCAGCGACCAGCTATCCGATGGTAAATCTACGCTCGATGAGATGCGCGAGACCTATGATGACCATGACCATGATCATGGCGGTGATGCCGGCACCACGGATAAACCGAACCAGCAGATGTAACCCCCGCCAGACCCACTGAAGCCCTTCAACTTATTCATACCAGTCCACTCTGTCATCATGGCAGCGTGGACAGACTATTAGACCCGACAACCGGCGACTACGCCGGCACGATTACCAGCACTCTGGCAAACGCAGTGTATCTGCGTCTGACCATCCCGCTCGGCTCATGGTGGGCGCAGCCGGATGTTGGTTCAAAGCTTTACCTGCTGAGGAGAGAGAAAGATGTAACCCGTGTACATAAGCTCGCTCGCCAGTATGCCGAAGAGGCGCTGGCACCGCTGACGGCCGATACGGATGGCCGGGCAAAAAGTATCACAGTAGAAACCTTTCAGGGGGAGCCGGGCTGGCTCCTCTTATTGATCACCGTTATTCAGGCCGATGGTATTACCGTCCCCTTTAAGCATTTTGTGAGGGTTATTTAATGCCGTTTATCACGCCGACGTTTGAAGATATCCGCAGCGATATTCTGCGCGATATTAAAAACCTGAATACAGACGCGGATATCGGCGTTGACAGCGACTTATATATCCGCGCCAGCGCAGTCGCCAGCGTGGCTACCGGTATTTATCAGTATCAGGGCTGGATAGTTCGCCAGATATTTCCCGACACTGCCGATACCGAGTTTCTGGAATGGCACGCCCGTACACGCGGCCTGTATCGCAAGTCGGCCACCACGGCCAGCGGCACCCTGACGGTCACGGGCGAACCCGGCGCGACGGCAGCGGCCGGCTACAGCGTGACACGCGGTAGCCTGACATATACCACTACGGCCGCAGTGACGCTTGATAGTGACGGTAACGGCACGGTAGCGGCAAGCTATTCCACTGCCGGCGCTGCCGGTAATACCACGGCTATCACAACAGGCACGTTTACCAGCACGCCGACAGGGTTCGACAGTACCGTTATTATCGGGATTATGTCCGGGGGGACTGACCAGGAATCGGATACCGAGCTGTTGGACCGTCTGCTTGACATTATTCGTCGCGCACCTGCCGGCGGGAATAAGTACGACTACCGCCGCTGGGCGATGTCCGTGGATGGCGTCACGGCCGCTTATGTATATCCTCTGCGGCGCGGGCTGGGTACTGTTGACGTGGTCATTACCTCGGCCGACGGCTTACCCTCCGCTGAAATTATTGCCGCCACGCAGGCATATATCGACGATGTACGTCCTGTAACAGCAAAAAACTGCCTGGTGCTGGGGCCAACGATTAAAACGGTAGACCTGGATATTCAGGTTTCGCTTGATGGGGTGACAATTGATGTGGCGCGGGAAAATATCATTTCCGCGCTGACCGACTATATCAATAAATTACCTCCGGGTGAGCCGTTTATTCGTTCTCAGGCCGAGATGCTGATTTCTATCGTGACCGGCGTTGTGGATCGTGTCATCGTTTCGCCGACGTCGAACGTATTTCCTGATGTCAGTGAAACCGTCGTGGAATGGATCCGTGTCGGCAGCATCGAGGTATCGCAGCTATGAGCAATGCTAAGAACCTCTTATCCCTGTTACTGCCGCCGGTTGCCTACGATACGCAGCAACCCGCTTTATCTGCTGAGTTATCGGCAGAAGGTAATGCATTCGATGCAACGGATGCATCGGCAAATAATGCACTTAACGCCGTTGCACCATTTTTTGCTGATAACCTGCTGACAGACTGGGAGCGTGTTTTAGGCGTCACGCCTGATGAGGATGACAGTTATCAGCAGCGTCTGGATCGTGTTCTGATTAAGCTGTCAGAAATTGGTGGTTTAAGTATTCCGTATTTCATCACGATGGCCAGCCGGATTGGCTACACCATCACCATTGATGAATTACAACCCTTCAGGGTCGGTTCAAGTCGTTGCGGTGACACGCTCTATATCGACGATATTATTTTTACGTGGCGGGTAAACGTCTATGGGTTAGAAGTTCCTCTTTATTATTTCCGCGCGGGGACTTCCCGCGTTGGAGAACGGCTCATGACGCTGGGCGATAAAGTTCTTGAAACGACATTCAATGAATTAAAACCCGCACATACCCTTTGTTATTTCCTCTACGAATCCGAAATGACCTATCCGCTTTATCTGGATGGCTCATTTGTGCTGGATGGCGAACAGCCAATGACCGGCTTCGTAGAAAAGACCACTGATTAACGGAGTATTTTATGCAAAGCCTGATGCCTCCGGTTGATGCACCAAATAATGAATTCAGCGACGGAAACCCCTCGCTGGGTACGCTGGGAACCATTGTCAGAGCTCTGTTTCTGAATAATGTGCAGGATGCCATTCGTTCTGTACAGCGTGAATTATTGTCAATTCTTGCTGCTGCAAATATCAACCCTGATGGCGACAGCAATACGCAGGTGTTGCAGGCTATTAATAAAATCATGGTGGATTCTAATATGTCGGTTCCTTACGGCATTCCGCTACCATGGCCAACCAGTACGCCACCGACGGGATATTTGATCTGCAACGGCGCGTCATTTAGTGCGGCGACCTATCCAAATCTTGCGGCGGTTTATACCAGTGGCGTGTTACCTGATTTACGGGGACAAACTATCAAAGGGCTACCAGCTTCCGGCCGTACGTTGCTCAGCCTTGAAGCTGATGGCAATAAATCGCACTCACATACCGCGTCAGCGACTGAAACGGATCTTGGAACTAAACAGACATCAACTGACGGCGATCATGCACATGGCGGTGTACCGAGTCGGTCCAACCCCTGGGAAATTGGCGGCTCCCAGAGCACGCAGTTCAACCCTAACGTTTTAGGGGCAACAGATAATGCCGGTAGCCATTTCCACACAATATATATTGGCCCACATGGCCACACGATTACTGTTAATGCGTCCGGCAATTCAGAAACCACGGTTAAAAACATGGCATTTCATTATATAGTGAGGGCGTCATAATGTCTGACGATATTAAAGCAGTATTTGATAGTAATTTTATTGCAACTCAGGCAGGTTCCGTTCAGGTTTTTCATTATGATTCAAATACCCGTGAGTTTATTGGTGTTGAAGATATTTATGTCCCTCTCGGTGTCGGGATTCCTGCATTAACCTGCCTGGATAAACCACCGGTACAAAATGAATATCAGGTTGCTATTCGTTCGGAAGATAATTCGTCCTGGTCTGTTACAGATGATTTTCGCGGTATCACTGTCTATGATCTTCAGACGCTGGCCAGTCACGTTATTACCGAGCCTGGACCTATCCCCGACACAGTAACGACCTCTGCGCCGTCTACTCCATACGATAAATGGGATGGTTCTGCATGGGTAACCGATGCAGATGCTCAGCATGCCGCTGATATTGCTGCAGCTGACCAGCAGAAAAAAGAGTTAATTTCTCAGGTAACGGCGGATATTTCCATTCTTCAGGATGCAGTAGCTCTTAATATGGCGACTGATGAAGAAAAATCACAATTAACCTCTTTGCAGGGATATCGCGTGCTGCTTTACCGGGTAGATACGTCGCTTGCACCTGATATTATTTGGCCGGTTGTGACCATCCAGGAGGGTAATAATGTCTAATTTACCTGAGCAGGCAGCATGGGAATCTGGCATCTATCAATTACAGGAGTCTGATCGCGCCAAGGCGGGATCAGGCGGTGTTCTTAATTTACCTGCAACACAACTTGCTAACAGAACCGCCTGGCTCAAAAGTGAGCTTGAATATTTTTCATCAACACTAAAATCAGGAGAATCGCCGTTCAGCAGTGAAGATGATGCCAAAGCGGCTATCACCACAGGAAAAATACAGGAAGGCCAGCTTTTTTCCATTCGCTCATCGGAGGATGGCGTCTGGGCCGAGGAGTACAAAAACGCTGGCGGCCTGCCTGTTTCCACCGGGAAAAAACTTCCTTCATCCGCAATCATTATGCCGGTGGTTGAGGCCGATAACTCAGATACGGATGGCAGCCAGAAAGGCCTGTCATTAACCACTGAGGGACAGATGTTTTGTGCTGTTCAGATGGATGGCTCATTTGTATTTTTTATCAACCGTAACGGCATTGCAAAAGAAGTCAACAGTATGCCGGTTGATGCAGGCGTGAGGTTTTTGCGCGGCTACGGTCAGGATGAATTCACAATAATCGGCACTGATTTTAGCGTGCTGGATTATGCTCGCGACCGTATGGCCCAGGCGGGTTCTGATATTAAGTACGGATACGGAGACAAACCTTTTTACCTGCTGGGGCCAGATAACCAGGTGACTTCATTTTTAACCTCGGACTCAATGCAGGATGCGGACGTTTCTTTACTGCGTGGTTATGCCTCATCGCCATTTGTCATCCTGGGTTCGGATAATCAACTGATGACATTCGGCTCAGGCAGTAGCCAGTCTTCCTCTGATTCGCCGGAGGCTGGCCTGCTTGACTACCTCATTGCGATGCAGGAGCGGGCATATACAGGTGGTCACCTGGTTATTATGTGCGGGCCGGGTGATTCATTGGACGCCGGCACTGGCGGGCTGGGCGCTATTGACGCCATGTACAGCCTGTTTGCAGCGCGGCTAGGTCATGGCGGTATCGGATACTTCGCCCCCTCAAACGACAATACAGCCTCCCGCGACCTGCTGAATATGGAGCTGGTCTATAGCGGCTGGGTGGATAACCAGACCTACGGCAAAAAATGTGGCCCGCTAAATTTTGCTCTTGTTCCGTGGTCAGGTCGCACTAATTTATTTTTCCGGGTAAAAGATGCGTCCCGCAGCAACCCCATTTATCAGCACGATGTTGTCGAGGTCGGTTTTACTGGTACCGGCGACGCCGGAACATCCAGCCAGTTCCGTTTTCGTGCGACCGACCGGAATGATGATGGCTCAATTGGCCCGGCAGGCTCCGGGGAGTGGCAGACAGCCACCGTCTCGAATAACCCCGAGGGAAGTGAGGCGGTAACTATCGTACGGGTTGAGGGGTTAGGTCCGTCAACCGGGCGATTCGCACTGGAGATTGAACCGCCAGCTTCCGGTCAGGCCGGGTATCCTGCGATCGTCAGCTTCAACTGCATCAACTCTGCTGGCGGCGTTCGCGTCATTCGTTACGCCCGAGGTGGCGCAACTGCGGCATATCACCTGAATCAGACGGCCTCATACCAGAAATACTGGATGCAGTATTTTGCGCCTGACCTGGTGTTTATCAATCTCGGCGAGAATGATTATGCCCTGACCGATTCGGAATTTCTGAGCGGGTACAGCGCCATTGTTGAGCGGGTACAGGATGCGTTGCCGGGTGTGCCTGTTTTTCTGAAACGCTGGTACAGCGACAACCACATTAAGCGCGATGCGGTTTTTGACGTCATTCAGGCTAAATATGGAATGCTCGGGTTTAATGTTCGCGATTTAATCAGGAACTCTAATTTTGCATTCCAGAACGGCTACGCCTATTCCACCACCAACCCGGCAGACCCGCACCCCAACGCTCGCGGAGCAAGAATTATCGGCGCGTATCAGGCAAAACGCGCCCTGCTGAACTACGCCGTACAATCTCTCAGAAAGGAACAACAAAATGGCTAAAACGACTTTCCTGCAAATTCCCGTGGCTGTTAACAGCGGCATCGCGTCAACGTATTCCGAGCGTGATGATAAAACCTGTCGCTGGAACCCCAGCCATTATTTTGACTGGCGGGAATCAACACTCGCTGACCGTGCGGGAGATATGGCTATCTCTCTCGGATCTGCAATCAGCGCCGCCACCCTGAACGGGATTAAAACGATGAAAAGCGCCCTCACGGCTAACGGCGGCGTGACTTCGGGGAATGTCTACCCATCAACTGCGGAAAACGGCTATTGCTATGCGTTTGCGTTTAAGCGCGACAACCTGAATCAGGCAACCTTTCTGATCGCTGGTCCCCATTTGCGGCTTCAGGCGCAGACTGATAATAAGCTGTATTACTACAAAACAGGTGAATCAACGCAGCGTGGAGGCGTTTCGCTGTCATCCGGGATTGACCTGATTATCGTGAATTACGATCCGGTTACTGACATTGAGACCATCTATGTTAACGATGCCACAATGACCGTAACTGCGGCATCGGCAATCACGTATCAAAATACCCCACTAACCCTCGCAGCAACGGCGGCCAATAACGTCAATTACTCGGAGGTGATGATTTTCGATTCGGTGAAAACGCTGACAGAGATTGCAGCGATGAAGGCGTACTTCCGGGCGCAGTATGGAAACTGACACCTCTCATCTCATTTGATTTCGTTTATTTTTGCACTGTGCGTAATCGCCTATTACCTCAGTGCAATTTTTATTTCATTTCCATGCAAAAAAAAACGCCGCGCTACAAACGGGAGGGCCATGCGATGAGCACTGTCACAATAAGCGACACCCCGTTTGTCGGCAACGATCGCCTGCTGGTGGGGATTGTGTTAAGCGTTTTAACCTTCTGGCTGTTCGCCCAGTCGGTGATTAACGTGGTGCCGGCGATGAAAAGCAGCCTTGATATCTCTCTTGAGACCTTAACCCTGGCCGTCAGTCTCAGCGCGCTGTTCAGCGGCTGCTTCGTGGTCGCCAGCGGCGGCCTGGCGGACAAGTTTGGCCGGATGCGGATGACCACCCTCGGGCTGGGGCTGAGCATCGTCGGCAGCGCCATGCTGGTGGTCGCTCAGGGACCGGGGCTGTTCCTCGCCGGCCGGGTGCTGCAGGGGCTGTCGGCGGCGTGCATTATGCCGGCGACGCTGGCGCTGATTAAGACCTGGTATGAGGGGCGTGCGCGGCAGCGGGCGGTCAGCTTCTGGGTCATCGGCTCGTGGGGCGGCAGCGGTCTCTGTTCCTTCGTTGGCGGGGCTATCGCCACCGGACTGGGCTGGCGCTGGATCTTCGTCTTCTCGATCGCCGTTGCCCTGCTGGCGCTGTTTTTGCTGCGCGGCACGCCGGAGAGCCGCAGCGCCAGCGCCAGCCAGCATAAGCTGGACGTCGGCGGTCTGCTGAGCCTGATTGTTGCGCTGGTGCTGGTGAATCTGTTTATCAGCAAGGGCCACGGCTGGGGCTGGAGCAGCCCGCTGTCGTTGACCATGCTGGCCGGGGCGCTGGCGGCGGGGACGATATTTATCCGCAACGGCATGCGCAAAGGCGAGGCGGCGCTGATTGATTTTGCGCTGTTTCGTAACCGGGCCTACGGTGCGGCAGTGCTGTCGAACTTTCTGCTCAATGGAGCGATTGGCACCATGATGATCGCCAGCATCTGGCTGCAGCAAGGGCACCACCTGACGCCGCTGGAGAGCGGGATGATGACCCTCGGCTATCTGGTGACCGTCCTGGCGATGATCCGGGTCGGCGAGAAGCTGCTGCAGCGCTATGGCGCCCGGCTGCCGATGATGGCCGGTCCGGTGTTGACCGCTATCGCCATCGCGCTGATATCCTGCACCTTTCTCGAAAAGGCGCTGTATATCGGGGTGGTGTTCGCCAGCAACGTGCTGTTTGGCCTCGGGCTGGGCTGCTACGCCACGCCATCGACGGATACCGCGGTGGCCAATGCCCCGGAGAACAAAATCGGTGTCGCCTCGGGGATCTATAAGATGGGCAGCTCGCTGGGCGGGGCGATGGGTATCGCCGTGACAGCGTCACTTTTCACGCTGTTTTTACCGCTGGGCATGGCCCATGCCGCCCAGTATGCCCTGTGGTTTAACGCCGTCTTATGTCTGGGGGCGATGGCGGTGAGCGCGCTGCTGCTGCCGCGCGCCTCTCACAGCTGA